CAGCTCGGCACGATGGGCGACCCGTCCGGCTGGCAGAAGACCAGGGCGTCGGCCGGTGGCTTGCCGAGCCCGAGGGCCATACGATGCTCCAACTGTGCCTTGCGATGCGCCCGCAGGACGGCCACGGTGTCTGCAGGCAGCCCCAGCTCCCGCGTCTTCCGGTTCTTGGTGGGCTTGAACCGCAGGCCGGCCTTGGTCTCCTCCAGGCTGCGCCGCACCTTCACCTTGCGCGTTTCCAGGTCGACGGAGGGCCAGTCCAGCGCCAGCAGTTCGCCCCGCCTCATGCCGCTCGCCAGCCCGGTGTCGGCGATGACATGCAACACGTGGCCGGCCAGTTTCTGCAGCACTTGGACGATCTGCTCGGCGGTGAGGATCTGGATCTCCTTGGTCGCGCCGTTCTCGTCGACCCTTTCGATCTTGGGGGCATCGATGTTGGCCACCACGTTGCGGCCAAGAACCTCAGTGGCGACGGCCCGCTCCAGCGCACGATGCAGGACGCGGCGGGCGTGATTGACCGTCTGCGCCGACAGCGGGCGCCCCCTGGCTCCGCCACCCTTGAGGAGGTACTCCTGCCACTCGTCGATCTGCGCCGGCCGGAGCTTCTGCATGATCGTGGAGCCGAGGTGCGGGTAGATGTACTGCTCGGCCAACTCCCGATAGCGTTCGGCGGTCTTGGGCGAGATGCCGGTGGGCGGCTGCGGCGAGGGCTCGCCCTTGGCCGGCGAGCGGCCGAGCCAGTCCACGATGTACTCCTCCACCGTGGTCTTGTCGGGCTCGATCAGCTTGCCCGCGTCGATCTGGCCGAGTAACTCGGTGAGTCGCCTCTCGGCGTCCTGGCGCTTGCCGTGCAGGGTCTCGGTGAAGACCTTGGGCTTGCCGCCGGGCGTCTCTGCCTTGCGCTCGATCTTGAGCCGCCAAGACGACCTCCCGCGTCGAGTGATGTTCCCCCTTGCCATGTCATGTCCTCCTCTTGGTCGAGCTTGTTTTGAGCACCTGCGCCATTTTCGTCAGCATTTCGCTGCCCAGGAGTGCGCGGATCTCAGCAATCGGTGTGCCGGGGATTTGCACCTTGGGTCGGGTGAGCATTCTCACGCTAAGGCCTACGGCAAACTCGGCCGCGCTTTCTTTGCCGGGCTGGTCTTGCCGTGCGTTGGCCATGGGCAGCAAATCCGCGATCAGGCGCAGCGTTTCCGCGACGCTTTGACTGGCGGCGGGGTCGTCCGCCCAATCCTCCCCTGATTGCCCCCCACGGCTATTCACGACCGCCACATCCATGGCGTAGCCGGTCAACAGCAGCAGTCCGGCGATCCTCGGACCGTAGGCGAGGGTCAACACCTCCGAGAGCAAGTGCTGCCGCTCCAAGCTGCGCTCCAGACGCAGCTCGGCCTCCTGGCTCATGCTCCTACCATTCTCATTTGAGATGTCCTCAAGCTGCGCCCTCATCTTCGGGGTGATGCGGACGCTGATCGTGATCTTCTCGCCGGGCTCCGCTTCTCGCAGCTTCGGCCTCCCCCCGTGTCCACGACGCGATGTCATTTCCCCTCCTGTCACGTGCTGTCCCGCGCGTGAGTTATTAGAATGTGCATAACTCACTTGTCAAGGCGGCATGCGGTCAGTATGAGATATGCAACCGCTATGAACTCAGGAGTAACCGCAGTGCCAAGCAAGAAGGCCAAGGCGAAGCCGGTGCGGAGCCCGTCGGTGCTGCCGCCGAACTGGCGGGATTTAGCGACCCTCCCCCTCGACCAGGCTCGCTTACTGTTCAATCTGTCGCGGAACGCAGCCTACGAGGCGGCCCGGCGCGGCGAGATCCCTGCGTTCAGGATCGGCAAGGTGTGGCGCGTGCCCGTCCCGAAGTTGAGGCAGATGTTTGGCGAGGGAAACCCGACCACTACCCCGCAGGCCGACCTAGCCCGCGCTCTGCGCGCGCACGCCGCCCTCGTCGAGGGCAAGCCGGTGTCGCAGCAGCCCGACACCGACACGCCGGAGGCCGCCTGATGCGCACCTCCCCCGCCGCGACCGAGCTGGCCGAGGTCGAGCGCGAGGGCGCGCCGGCCGAGCCGGTCGTGCTGGTCCCGTCGTTGCCGGTCGCCGACCGGCTCGCGGTCCTCGCCGTCGAGATCAGGCAGGCGCACGACGACGTCCAGGATACGTTCCGTGCCGCGGCCGAGCGCGCCATAGACGCCGGCCGCGCTCTCATCGAGGCGAAGCTCCTTTGTGGTCACGGCCAGTGGCTGGCGTGGCTTACGAGCAACACCCGCCTCAGCGTGCGACAGTCGCAGCGATACATGCAACTCGCCAAGCGGGCCGAGGGCGGCAAATGCGTCCCCGGGGACGCATTTAACTTGAGGGAGGTGGTGGCCGCACTAGCGCCCGAGCGCCAGAAATCCCCCACGGCGCGCGCAGCCAGGGAGCCCGCGGAGCCCCGTCACAAGGCGCTCTCCGCCGACATGCAGTCCGCCGTGGAAGCGCTGGCCTCGGACCCGGAGACGCACGGGAAATTCGTGGTGGCGGCCTGCGAGCACCTCACTGACATCGAGACCATCCGCGCCGTTCTCTGCGTACTCCTCGACTTCGCCTACCCGGCTGATGCCGCGGACGCCTTGCTCCAGGTGTTCAGCCGTAAGCCCGGCTTCGCGGGCGAGGTAGCCAAGGAGCTGCACAAACTGGCGAAGCCCAAGCGGCGGCGCAGGTCCGCGCCCATCGTGCCGTCCGAGGCCATCGCCGGCATGACCGAGCCCACCGAGCCCGAGCAGCGCGACGCTTAGACCACCACCACCGCCGTGCCGCAGCGCGCGGCGGGCGAGACCAGTCATCGGCCATGAGAGGGAGAACGATGACAGAGGACAGGGACTGGTTTGACGCCACCAACGGCGCTGGGGCGCTGGCCGGCGAGATGATCAAGGCGCTGGCCGACCTGGCGACGGTCTGCACGCTACCGCCCGGCGTCGTCGAGCACCTGCTGCGCATTGTCGAGACCCCGCCCGAACGATGGGAAGAGAGCAAGTTCGGGCTTTCCATCGCGCTTGGATTTGCGGCTGGCTTCAACCGTTACCACAAGCCCGAAGAAGCTCGCTGCCGGGATGAGGCCGAGCACGAACTGGCCACCTTCGCGAAGCTGATCGAGCCTGCGCTCCACCAGTGGGAGAGCTTCGGCTCGACCGCGCGCTACTGGGCGGAGAGAGCCGCCGCCGATCTCGACTGGTCCGACGACGGTGCCGTAGTCGCGGGCCATAATTTGCGCGGAGCATCCGTCGACTCCCGAGGCAACGGTGAGCGCCCCCGCCATGCAACTATCGCAGCGGCGCTGCGGGTGGCAGCCTCGGTGGCCCGCAGGCACAGGCCGCAGCCGCGCCGGGCCGGCAGGCCCAGCAAGGGGCTCGACAGCGGTCACATTCTGCCAGCGGTGGAGGTGCTCGCGGTGCAGGTCTTCGCTTACGAAACCACCTTCGGCTGGACGGTGACGATCTCGCCCGAGAATCGATCAGGCACGCTCCTGGAGTTTCTGGAGACCGTCCGGCCGCACGTGCCGCCAGGCGTCGTGCCGCCCGAGATCGATCTCAGGCGACTGCAGCAGCTCCGCCAGATGCTCCGCAAGCGACATGACAAATAATTCGGGCATCTAGGCCGAATTACTCAGCAAGAATTGGAGGTGCCACCGCTGCTAGGCTTCTGACCGTTCCGGAGCGCGAAATGCGAAAGGCCGCGCGAGCGGCCTCTGCATCATCACCCATCCGGAGCGCCCCGTAGGGCGCTGCCGATCTCGTGTGCCTCGTAGTTGCGTCGCCTTGCGTACCGCCCACCGCACCACCGGCAGGCGGCCACCCCTCCAACAAGGGGCCAAGCGCGAATGCAACATCCAGCGGAAATCACCGACCGCCTGGATACGCCCATTCGCCCTGGTTCGCAACTGGGACGTTTCCACCGTGTCAGAAAAGACTGAGGCCTCAGCCCTCACCGAAGCTGCACTCGCCTACGCGCGTCGCGGCTTGCATGTCTTCCCACTCAAGGAGCGCGACAAGACTCCAGCCTTCAGGGGCTGGCAGTCAATCGCCACCATCAATCCGGCGACGATCGTGCGCTGGTGGCGCGCCCGACCCTATAACATCGGGGTTGCCTGCGGTGCCGCCAGCAATTTGTTGGTCGTCGACGACGACGGCAACCAGGACGGTGTCCTCGACGGCCTGCCGCCGACGCCGAGCATCGCCGCCAAGCGCGGCGTCAAGCTCCTCTTCCGGCACATCGACGGCGTCAAGAACTGGGTCGGCAGGCTCGGCGACCACATCGACATCCGCACCAACGGCGGCCTGGTCGTCATGCCACCGAGCATCCACCCCGAGGGGGTGCGCTACCGCTGGCTGGTCGAGGGCGATCCGGTCGATGCACCGCAGTGGCTCGTCGAGCGGCTGCGCGACCTGGCTAAGCCGCGAAACTCGGAGCGCGCCCTCGCGGCTGCGAGCTTGCCGGCGCCCGGACGCTTCCTGGGACGCGGCTACGGCCAAGCGGCTCTCTGGGGCGAGGTCGACGCGGTCGCCGTCCAAACGCAGCCGGGGCGCAACGCCAGGCTGAACATCGCGGCCTTCAATCTCGGCCGGCTCGCGGGCGGCGGCGAACTCGACCCCGCGGACATCCTGCCGCCGCTGCTGCAGGCATGCGAGCGGAACGGGCTCCTCGTCGACGACGGCGAGCGCGCCTGCATGGCGACGATCCACTCGGGCATGAGCGCCGGCATGCAGCGGCCCCGCAGCAGGAGGGCCGCATGAGCCGCGAACTCTTCGACTACCAAAAGAAGCAGTTGGATGATGGCGACGCCGCGCGTGCGCAGGGGCACCGTCACATCCTCAACCACGGCGCCACGGGCTCGGGCAAGACGGACCTGATGTGCGCCAAGGTCAGGCGCGAGATCGACGAGGGGCACAACGTCCTGATCCTCGCCGATACCATCGAGATCATCGACCAGATCGTCGCCCGGCTGGCGCTCTACCGCGTCGCCGCGGGCATCATCATGGGCGGCCGGCCGTTCACGCCCTGGTGCCGCGTGCAGGTTGCCACGCGCCAGTCTCTCACCGACCGCTTCTTCGAGCGCAACGGGGAGAAACTCCCGAACTTCACCCGCATCCACATCGATGAGGCCCACGGCGCGGGCGCTCTCTCCTACCGGAAGATTTTCCAGCGCTATCCCGAGGCGCTGCGGGACGGCTACACGGCGACGCCCGGCAGGAAGGGCGGCTATGGCCTTGGCCCGGTGTTTGACATCATCGTTTCTGGGCCGAGCGTCAAGCGGCTGCAGGAGCTGAAGCGCCTCGTTCCGACGGTCACCTACGCGCCGCTGCTCGGCGACCTCAACGGCGTGCGGACCAGGAAGGGCGACTACGTCGAGGCGGACCTGGAGAAGCGGCTGAACAAGCCGCAGATCGTCGGCGATGTCGTCTCACATTGGCTGCGGCTTGCGCAGGGCCGCCTCACGCTCGTCTACGCCGTCACCATCGCCCACGCCATCGCCATCCGGGATGCCTTCCGCGCGGCTGGCATCAGGTGCGAATACGTCTGCGGCAAAACGCTACCCGAGGAGCGGGCCGCGATCCTCGCCATGTTGGCGGCCGGTGAGATCACGGTGGTGGTGAATGTTGGCGTCCTGACGAAAGGCTTCGACTGCCCGCCAGCGAGCTGCATTCAGGTCGCGCGTCCCACCAAGAGCGTCGTCTTGTGGCTGCAAATCATCGGTCGCGGGCTCAGGTCTCATCCAGGCAAGGAGAACTGCGTCGTCATCGACCACGGCGGCATGGCGAACACGCTGGGCCTGGCCGAGGATGAGTACCTGTGGACGTTGAAAGAGGACGAGGCGGTGGTGAACGTCACCGCCAGCAGCGACCGCGACCACCACGGCGACCGCTTCGTGGAGTGCAGCCAGTGCAGCGCCCAGCGGCGAGCGGAAGCGGCCTGCGACGTGTGCGGATACTACCCGCCGCCCGCGAAGCCTGAGGACGTGATCATCCTCAACGGCGACCTCGGCCTTGTCGACCGCTCCACCCGGATGCCGGAGGCACGCGACTGGACTCCGGCCCAGCGGCAGGAGTTCTACCAGATGCTGCTGGCGATCCGGCGCGAGCAGGGCAAGCCGGTTGGCGCGGCCTACTACGCTTACAGGGAGAAGTTCCCGGACGCTCCGAAGCCGCCCTACGCCTGGACGCAGTTGCCGTCGGTCGAGCCCAGCCTTGAGGCGCACCAGTGGCTGAGGCACTGCGCCATCCAGTACGCCAAGCGCATGGAGAAGCAGAAGGCGAGTGCGCCGGTCAGCGCGCCGCCAATGCAGGAACGCATGGTGACCGCGGCCAAGGTGGGCCGGGCCTGCACCTGCGGCTGCCAGCTCTGGAACTTGGACCCGCCCAAGGGGCCGCATGCCAGCGGGCTGCGCTGCGCCGCCTGCGGCAAGCACGGCGGCTGGCTGCCGAAGGAGAAGCCCGCGCCCACGGGCGTGAGCCGCGTCGAGGCGTACCAGCGCGGCCTCTCGGACACGCCGTTCTGAGGAGGCTGGTAATGCCCACTACCAGGCGCGAGCCATTCGTGCAGATACGCTATGCGGTCCTCGAAAGTGCCGCCGTCAGGTCGCTATCCGGATACGCCCTGCGCATCCTGCTCCGGCTCATTGTCGAGCACGGCCTGCAGAAGGGCAAGTGCAACGGCGACCTGATCGTCACGCGCGGCGACCTCGTCCAGTACGGCATGCCCGATGACGGCAAAGCCATCAAGCGCGGCTGGGACGAACTTATCGAGGTCGGACTCGTCGAGTGCACCCAGGAGGGGAGCTGGCGGCCGGGAAGCCGGATGCCGGCGCACTGGCGAGCGACGTTCCTGCCAACCCCCGACGCACCACCAACAGACGAATGGAGGCAATACGTGGAAGAAGAGATTACGAAGGCCGTGAATAAGTTGCGTGGGCAACGTCGAGAAAATCAGCAAACTGATAGTTGCCAAAACAAGGAAAATTCGCGGGGAGATGTCCCCCGCGAAAGGAAAAATTCGCGGGGAGGGCCTCCCCGCCAGCAGGAGGATTCGCGGGGAGATGTCCCCCGCGAGTTCGCGGGGAGGCCCTCCCCTTCATCTATCCATGCATCTACCCCAGCGGGGGCTGAAGGCAAGGGTGACGGTGAGGCCGAGCGCCCCGATGGGCCGGCCGCCGTCTCCAAAAACGGCTCCGTGGTGCAGCCGGAGCCCTGGCGGGCGATCCGGGCGGACGTGAACGGCGACCGCGGCGCCTACCAGGTCGCTCGGCACGGGGCTCGCCGGGTCAACGGGCGCAATGGCCAGCATGGCGCCGACGCCAAAGGCGGGGAGGTCCCGCTGTGAGGATGTGCAAGCTCTGCCGTGCGAACCCTGCGGCGGTGGAGGGCTGCTGCGCCCCTTGCTGGAGGGATCGGGCTCCGCGCCCCGATGGCTCGCTCCGTCGCTTCGGGTCCGAGCCCTGGAAGCGCCGGAAGCCGACTCCGGGACAGCGCCCGCACCTTGGCCATCCCGAAGCACCGGCGGCAGCCGCACAGGCGCGTCGGAAAGCCCGCAACAGGGCGCTGATGACGAGGGCACTTATGGAGACGCAACCGTGACCGGGCACAAGATCACGATCCCCCGCGGCTTCAAGATCAAGGGCAACAAGCTCGTGCCCAGCACCAAGCACCTGCCCGTGAACCTGAGGCTGCAGAAGCAGGCCAAGGCGGAGGCGCGCCCGATCCGGAGGACGTCGCCGCGATGAGCACCGAGACCACCATCCCCGCCGCCGGTGTCCGCGACGTGATCGCCGACACCATTCGCGAGCTGGTACGCCAGGGCAAGATCCGGCCGGGTGACCGCGATACCGACGTGATGCACCAGGTCGGCGAGCACATCGGAGCGCGCGGTGCGAATCCGCCGAGCGAGCGAAGCTTCCGCCGCCATCTGCCGGGCCTGCGCGTGATGTGGCGGACTGCGAAATAGTCCGTTGGCATTGCTTGGCACCTGTTGGCATTGGATGCCGGCGGACTGCGTGCGCGTGCGGGCAGTAAATGTCTGCCTATGATCAGCACGCAAACCAACATCGACACGAGATTGCGTTCCGGCTCCTTGGGGCACAGGCCGAAGAAGCGTCCTCCGAGCGAGGACGCTCTCGCCGGCATAGCCGCGCTCGGGCAGACGGTGGACACGATCCGAAGCTCGCGCTTCAAGTGGTTCGCCATCAGAGAGGCCCCACTCGCTGCGCTTGGCGATGTCGCCGACGCCTGCGGCGATGCCGTGGCCCGCGAGGTTGCCGAGCTTGTCCTACAGCGCGTCAAGGAGGGCGTTGTCTCGACCTCGCGCGAGGCCCGTGGAGCAATCATGCAGATTGCGGCCAGGTTCGACACCGAGGCCCGCGCATGACCGCCACCCCCATCGACCTCCAGGACGACGCCGACTGGATCGCGCCCCGGCGCGCCGTGTGTGCCGGGTGCCACCGGCCGATCACGGCCAAGCAGGCGTCCATCCACTCCGGCACCAGTAAGGGCCGCGAGCACTGGCACATTAGCTGCTGTCCGTGGCTCCGTAAGGCGCCTGCCGAGATCTCGGGGGACAGCCCATGACCTCGCCCTCGCCCGAGCCCTCCAACGTCGTCCCCGCATCCGAGCTGGCGTCCCGCCGCGAGGCCAGAGCCCTCGCCAAGCTTGTTCGCTCGACCATTGTTGGCCAAGCGTGCGCCCGCCCCGAGCCGCACTGCAGCGAGCGCGGTCAACCTCTCACCCGACATGGGAGGACGTTGTGACCGTGCACATCACCGGCTGCCCCGCCGCCTTCGCGCTTGCCCTGGACGCGGTGCTCGACAGCATCGAGTTGGGCGACCGCGCCCGCGACCTCATCGCCGCCCTCGAAGCCGGCGCCAACCTCGACGACCTGATCGGCTCCGCCTCGTGCGACCCGGACGACGACGACACCGAGCCCGGCTCCGGCAGCCCGGCCGCGTGCTCGTCCTACGGCGCCGACTCCGCGGCCTTGCTGGAGGTAGCACCGTGACCCCGCGTTGCCCAGACTGCGGCGCCAACCTGGGCCTCGTCGGCACACGCCATCGCTGCATCCGACGTGTAGCGCCTGTGGCTAACGACGTGGCTAACGCTCATCAACTGGCTAACGTCTCGATGCCGAGCATGGCTAACGAAACGCCCGGCCGCAATCGCGCCAGCACAACCTACCGCTACCGCAACCCCGACAAGCGCCGCCTCTACCAGCGCGACCTGATGCGCAAGCGTCGCGCCGCAGGGAGAGCAGCATGAGCCTCGCCACTGTCCACGAACCGCCCGACACCTGGCTCCAAACCGCCCAGCTCATCCTCCTCGCCTTCCACGACGACGATCACATCGCCCATCTCGCCGAGCTGGAACTGCTCCATCGCATTGACCTCCCGGCAATCCCGCTCGCTCTCGACGACGGTCGGCGCAAGGTCATCCGACGCGAGGCCAACCCATGAGCCTCGCCTCCGCCCGAGCCGCCCACGCCAAAAAACCCAAGATCAAGAAACCGCCCAAGCCCAGACGCCCACCGTCCACACCTCCGGCAAACGGAACCAAGAGACCACCACACAGACCGCCGTTCCCTTACACCGAGGAACTCGCAGACCGGCTCTGCCTCAGGATCGCTACCCGCGAGCGCATGTCCGTCATCTTCGACGACCCGGAGATGCCAGGGCAAAGCCTGTTCTACGAATGGATGCAGAGACAGCCCGGCTTCGCGGAAAAAGTCGCGCGCGCGCGCGAATTGCGGGGGCAAGCTCGGGTGGCGCGGGCCGACGATCTGGTGGCCGACATTCTCGCCGGCAAGATCGAGCCCAACGCGGGCCGCATCGCGATCCTCCACGAGCAGTGGGCGGCTGGCCGCGAGGCGCCGAAGCACTACGGCGACAAGATCGACGTGACCTCGGACAGCAAGCCTCTGTTAACCGTCGATCCGGCTGCGGCGATCAAAGCGCTGCTCGACGCATTGCCGACGCTGGCGCTGCCCGCGCCGACGCCGCTCGACGCCGAGGGCGTGCCGGAGGGCGAGCAGTCGTGAGACACCCGTTGCATTTGGGTCTACCCTCCGGGTTCTGAGGCTTGAGACACTTTCTGCGTATCAAGAGGGTCGGTATTGACTTATGAGACGAACACCTCCAATCAGTCTTAGAACCATCTGAGACGGCGGAGGGGAGCACATGGCGATTATCGGATATGCCCGCGTGAGTTCGACCGACCAGGATCTCACTGTGCAGTTGGAGGCGCTCAAGGCGGCCGGCTGCAAGAAGGTGTTCGCCGAGAAGGTCTCCGGCACGAGCACCGCCGGGCGCGAGGAGCTGGCGAAGGCGCTCGACTACGTCCGGGAGGGCGATACGCTGGTCATCACGCGCATCGACCGTTTGGGGCGCTCGGTGCTCGACCTGCAGGTGATCGTCAAGCAGCTCCAGGAGAAGGGCGTCGATCTGAAGGCGACCATGCAGCCCATCGACACGGGCGACGCGGCCGGCAAGGCGTTCCTGGGCATGCTGCAGGTGTTCGCCGAGTTCGAGACGAACCTGCGGCGCGAGCGCCAGCTGGAGGGTATCCGCAAGGCTAAGGAGGCCGGCGGCGTCTACATGGGTCGTCCGCCCAAGCTCGCCGAGAGGCACGGCGCCCAGGTGAAGCGCCTCAAGGCCGAAGGGCTGGGGCCGGCGGCCATTGCCAAGCAGCTCGGCATCGGCCGTGCGAGCGTCTATAGGCTGCTGGCATAGGAGAAACGATGACGGACACGGGCGAGGACTACTGGGCCACCACCGACGCGCTGGCGTCTCGCTACGGCATCTCGGATCGCGCCGCGCGCAAGAACGTGGCGCGGCACGACCTCGGCCTCAAGATTGCCCGCGACTGCGGCGGCTTGGAGTGGATGGCCGCCTTGCCGGTCTACGAGGCGTGGCGTATCGGCGACACCGGGTTGTGCTGCGACGAGCGCCGCGACATGAAAATCCTCGCGGAGCGCCTGTCGGTTCCGTGAGCCTCTCGACGCAGGCGATTGTGGTCCCGGTAGCTCACCGTAGAGGACCACGCCATGCAGACAGCGACCGCCGCGCCGCGCTTCGATGCCCTGCTCAAGGTGCGCTGCACCGATGGCATGCGTTCTGCCGTGGCTCAGGCGGCCCGTAGGCGGCATCTCTCGTCCTCCGACTACATCCGCCAGCTCTTGCTCGACCGCCTGCTGGCGGAGGGCCTGAGCCTTGCTGGCGACGCCTCCCGGCCGGAGGCAGCATGACCACGCCCGACACGGAGCCGAGCAACGTCATCCCGCCCTCGCGCCTCGTCGAGCTGCGCGCCGCCCGCGATCTCGCCCGCTTGGTGCGCTCGACCATCGCCGGCAACGGCCTGCCGCCCGAGCCGCCGACGTGCAAGGCCTGCGGTCGCCTCCTCCATGGGAGGCCGGCATGACCGAGACCCCGACGCGTGTCTGCGCCTCCTGCGGCATCGCGAAGCCATGGACCGACTACGTCGCTCGCCAGAAAACTTGCGTCGCCTGCATCCAGGCCAAGCGCGCTCGCACGCAGGAGCGCCGGGAGCAGATCGCCTACACGCCCGCGCTGGGCGAGAAGATCGCCGACGCGTTGGCCAGCGGCTCGACGGTGGCCGAGGTGTGCGAGCAGTCGGCGATGCCGACGCCGCGCCAGCTCCGGGCGATGCGGCGAGCCAATCCCGATTTCGATGCCGCCATGCTCCAGGCCGAGGCGGAGAGCGCATCGGCGCACGTTCACAAGGCCAAGGAGGTACTGCGCCAATTGGAGGCCGGCAAGATCCCCGGCTCGGACGCGAAGACGCTGTTCGACGGCCACATGAAGCTTGCGAGCACGCTCAACCCGAGCCGCTACGGCTCCCAGGCCGTGGCGCTCGACCTCACATCGGCCGGGCGCCCCCTCGTCGATGTAGGCGCGGCGCTCAAGGCGCTGATCGACGCGCTGCCGAGCCTGCCGGCTGCCCTACCGGCGCCAACGCCCATCGACGCCGAGGCCGTCCCCGTGGTCACGGAGACGATCCAGTGACCGCCCTCCCGTCCGATCTCCTCGCCCTCGCCCAGCGCCTCGCCGGCCTGACGGCGGAGCAGCGCGCGGATGCTATTGCCAGGATGCCGGCGGCGCAGCAGCAGGCCCTCGTCACGGCGATCTTGGCACAGCCGCTCCCCAAGGCGACGATGGGCTCGACCTGGCAGCCGACGCCGAAGCAGCTAGAGCTGCGTGCTCTACTCGACGATCCGGTCAAGACCCGCATCATGGCTGCCGGGGGCAGCCGCAGCGGCAAGACCACTGAGATCCTGCGATGGATCATCGCGCGGGCGATTGTTGCGCCCGGCTCGCGGCACATGCTGGCGAGGCATCGCTTCAACGCTGCCAGCCACAGCCTGTGGGCCGACAGCCTGCCCAAGGTGCTGGGGGCCTGCTACCCCGGCCTTCAGGTCAAGTGGAACAGGGCCGACTATTACATCGAACTTGAGAACGGCTCGCAGATTTGGACCAGCGGTTTGGACTCGGACGACAGGGTCGAGCGCATTTTGGGGACCGAGTATTTGACCCTGTTTCTGGAGGAGGCATCTCAGATCGACTTCCGCGCGGCGGAGGTTGCGATGACGCGTGCGGCGCAGAAGGTGGAGGGGCTTGAGCCGAAGGTTGTCGTTGCGGAAAACCCGCCTTCGAAGGGGCACTGGACCTTCAAGCTGTTCTGCGAGCTGCGCCATCCCGAGCCGCCGCACAAGCCGCTGGCGCATCCGGAGTGGTATGGCTGGCTGCGGGTCAACCCTGAAAGCAATGCGGTCAACCTGCCGTCGACCTATCTGGAGTCGCTCCGCACGGCATCCGCCCGGCAGGTGTTGCGGTTCTATCGCGGCGAGTTCGGCGACGTCGGCGAGGCGGCGCTGTGGCGGCTTGAGACGATCGAGAAGTTCAGGGCAATGGCGCAGCCGGACAATCTGGTGAAGGTTATCATTTCGGTTGATCCCTCGGGCACTGCGGGCGGCGACAACCGCGACCCAGTGGGCATCGTTGCAGCTGGCGTTTCGACCGACGGCGTTGTGTTCATCCTGGAGGACAGCACGATCTCCGCCGGGCCGGCGGAATGGGGCAAGGCTGCGGTGTCGTGCTACGAGCGGTGGGGAGCGAATTGCATTGTATACGAATCGAACTTCGGCGGAGAGATGTGCGCGGCCGTCTTGAAGGCGGCTGCGGCGGCGAAGGGTGTCCTGGTCCGGCTGAAGGAAGTGCACGCATCCAGGGGCAAGTCGCAGAGAGCGGAGCCGGTCGCGGCAATCTATGAGACGGGCCGCGTGGTGCACGTCGGGTATTTCGATGAGCTTGAGGACGAGCTGTGTCAATTTACGGACCAGGGTTACACCGGGCCACGCAGCCCCAATCGCGCGGACGCGGCAATTTGGGCCTGCACCGAGTTCTTCGGCAAGGTCACGCAGAACCCGGAGACGCGGCATCGCCCGATGCCTCGCGTGGCCATGTCGCGCGGGTTCACGTTGCAGAACCCGCACCACAGGGGCATCCAGGTGCGCCGCGAGCCGGATTGGGGCAAGCGGTCCTTTGACGGCTCCTACAGCATCCGCGCCGACCGAGACCGTCGTCGGCAGCAGGGTCGGGAACCGGGTGGGGGACGGTCGATCTTTTTCGAGCCGGAGGAGGGCGAGCAATGAGCGATCCCCGGACACGGTCGCGCGAGTATGGGCACAACGGTGCGCGGGTTGTGTACGACCGGAAAGTGTTGAAGTTCGCGGTCTTCGATCACGCGGACGTTCTGTGTGGGTATCGGTACACGTTCGAGCGCGCGTGTGAGTTCGCGGCGACGTTGCAAGGCGCGCCGCGCGATCCTGCCCTACCTCCGGCTGCGGTGAGCCGGAGCGAGCGCGCGGTGGGGTACTGGGGCGACGGCGATACGCATCGGGTCTCGCCGGGTGTGCAGCCAGAGGAGACGGCGACATTTGTTGGGGTGCCTCGGCATCATCTGCCGCCCGATCCGCCGCGTCGCGATCCGATAGCGGAGAGTCGCGAGCGTTCGCGGCGGCAGGGGATCGCATCGAGGCGACAGTATGGACACTGAACGAAGGAAGTGAAGGCAATGCCAACAACGATGGTGAGAACGCAAATGGCGGCATCGACAGGGGCGCTTGCAGCGGAGCGCGCGCGGTTAGAGCTGGAAATCGAGAAGCTATCGAGGGGCCTGCCCGAGGAGGCGGCTCAGATCGTGCGGGCGGCGGATGCGCTGATGGGCCAGCACGCGCAGCAGATTACTGAGCTGAAGGCCGCGCGCGACGCGATTGACCGGCAGTTCGATGTTCGCCGGCAGGAAGCGGCGGAGGCGGCGGCCGAGGAGCATCGGAAGCGGCAGGCGGCGCGGTGCGCCGACCTGCGCGCCTTCCATCAGGCCAAGCTCGACGCGCTCGGCGAGGCGGAGCATCACCTGGCAGCTGCGGTCGCGTCGATCAACGCGGCGTTCGCGGCCGAGGCCAACGAGCGCCTGGCCGGCAACGCGTTGAGCGGCGGCATCAGGCTGCGCAATGTGACGAACCTGTCGCCCACGGAGTTCCTGCGGCGGCTGGTCGGCGGACTCGCCGCGCACCTCGCCGGCATCAGCGCGTGCCGCATGAACCGGCTTGGGGCACTGGAGCTGGTAAACCACAGCTTATTCCCGACGACAGAGACCTGGCGCGAGCGCGAGCGCAGGGCAACCGGCCCAAGCATTCAGGCGCTGCTTGAGCACGCACAGGAGGGCTGAGCGATGAATGGCAGACTGACACCTGGGAACATTTATTCGACCCCAGATGGCGACTTGTACGACGCCAACACGGGCGAGCGGATCGAGACGCCCTTGCAAAAGGAGGCCGCCGCGAAGGCTTCGGCCGCTCTTGACTCCGAACTCGACGCTGAAGATGCGCGCCGTGCGGAGCAGTTGCGCAAGCTCGGCTTCTCGGCCGACGAGACCACGCGGCAGTTTGGCGGCGCCTCGCTGGCGAACATCGAGCGCGAGCTTGCCGAGATTAGGGCGCTGCGGAAGACCAACGAGAAGGTCTACTGGGGCGCCGCCACGCAGCAGCGCGAGCAGGATTTAATCCGCGCACGCGAAAGCGCCAAGGGCGAGCCGGCGAACGCGGAGGCCACCGAGGGCGAGCCGGCGAACGCGGGCGACATGCCCGGTTTGCCGCAATCGCTCATTGACGAGTGGCGGGGAGGCCCGGTGGGGCTTGAGCGGAGCGTCGAGACCGCGCGCGCCGCCGTCACCACCATGATCGACGGCGTCAGCGACCAGGGCGAGGCAGCGGAGCTGGTGCAGTCGTTCGATGCGCTGCCGGAGGCAGTGCGCACGGAGGTTTACCGCTACCTCGCCATCGAGCCCGGCGGCTCCGCGCGGTCGGCGAGCGAGCAACGGGTCAAGGAGTTTGCCGACGCCGGGCCTGCGTGCGCCGAGCTTGTCGACGCCTGGGGCGACCATGCGGGGCAGCGGCTCGGGCTCGCGGCACAGCGCGTCAAGTTGATGCTGCGCGGCATGACACGTCCCGACCAGGCCGAGGCGGAGCGGTGGCTCGACGGCCTCTCGCCCGCGCAGACAGCGAGCGTGGTGCGTACTTTGTCAGGAGGCTGACGATGCAAAAGCTCCCCACTGGGATGCAGCGCCGGCGACCCTCTCCACACCAGGCCGCGCTGGCGCGCATTCGTGCCTCGGGCCGTGCGGCTCGCGAGCTGCAGGCGCTCGACCACCACGCCAAGCGCATGGGCTTGCCGGCGCGGGAGCCGAACGAGGGTGCGGCAGCGTATCGGGCACGCCTGGCCCGTCACATGCGCAGCGGTCAGGACATGCCGGAGCAGGAGCGCTGACCCATGCTGGTTCTGCAGGTGCTCGATAGCCGTGCTTGGCTCACCCTCAACCGCTCCGAAGATGCCGGCGCGCTGGCGTTGCTGCGGGACCGATGGGCGAGCGTGCACGGGTTCGAGACGGCACGGTTTCGGATCGCGACGCTCGACGCGGCAGCGGCCGACGCAGCGGCGTAACTCGCGACAGTCGAGATCGAGGACGTGCGCGAGCCGGTGCTGGCGTAGGGATGAGGGGTCGA